TGATGCGTTTACATCGCTTATTGTCAGCACTTGGACATCTGAACTTCCCATTATAATAATCTCCTTATAAATAGGGGGAAATTAATCCCCCAATAATTTTATTCGTACATAGCTCTGCTTATTGCAGTATAATGCACATTTACTGCTTCGGCTGCTGCCGCTCCAGCTTCAATTCCAATGTAAGGAATAAAATCAACATCGTCAGTTAAGGCTGCTGTTTTTGTTGTTCCTGTTGTAACTGCTGTTCCACCAGTTGAGCCAGAAGTGCTTGTAACATTATATTGCTGTCCATTAACAAATATAGCCGCTTTTCTATCGCTATCAATTTCAATTTTAAAATGATAAGGAGTATTAGCCGCTACTGTAATAGGTAACTGACTAATATAATCAGTTCCACCAATACTGTGAACTAAATGCCATTTTGCATAATCAGTAAATGCTTCAGAGTTTGTTGCATCTGTTTGATATTTAAAAAATATTTGATTAGCATCTGTTGCGACTAATTGGTCATTAGTTAACTTTAATCCTGCCCATACTTTTTGGTTATCAAGTGCTGGCAACATTATAGAACATTCCCAATGAGTAGAATTTTCTGTTCCCCATTGAACACCTGTCCATGCAGATATTGAATCTGTATCACCAGTTCCTGCATTATCAAGGTGAGGTGCTAGAATTGATTGGTCTTGGTCAGCACCAGCAGTTGTCATTAATATTCCCGCAGAAGTTGTTGGAAAGGTGCATAAAGCTGAAGTCATATTAGTTCCTAAAACTTCAAAGTTCTTTTGACCTGCTCTTGCTACTTCAACAGTTGATGCAGCGTCTAAGTTTGCGTTAAGAATAGGTCTTTGTAAAAAATACTCTTCTAGGTAATACCTACGAGTGTCTTTAAGACCATTTATTGTTGTTCTGTCTTGAATTAAGCCAGTAGTAGTATTTTTACTTACTAACTTAAAATTGTTTTCAGAGCGAACTGCTCCTGAAAAAGTTGTATTAGCCATTTAAATCTCCTTGTCTTGGCAAATGTCAGTTACACCATGTAACTGTCAAGGTTTAATTTACTATAGCAAAAAAAAGGGCGGCTGAAAAGCCACCCTTTTAAAAAAAACGAATTATTATTCGTTAAGCAGCTCCTGGTGAGCCAAATACACAACGAGGATCTGAAAAACCAAAGGCATAACGCTCTCTAGCTTTATATCTCATGTTGCCTGTATCAAAGTCTGCTTCCATGCTTGTGCTTAATGGCATTCTTTCAAAATATTTGAAACCATTAGGCGCATCAGTTTTGATAAAAAACGCATCTGTGTCTGTTAGAAAATGGTTAATTACATAACCATCTGGTAACATACCCATGTTTTTCGCTGCATTTATATCATTATCAGCAGTTCCAGGTCTTAATGTAGACTCAAGAAGTCTATCTGCAACAAATTGAAGCGCTGGTGGAACAATAAGTTTCATTCCTCTTAATGCAACAATCATATTACGCTCATCTACAAAATTAGAAATATCAATTAATGAATTTTCTAATGATGTTTCATTCAAATCAGCTGCAGTGGATAATTCATTTCTGAATGTTCCTCCACCACCCAAGACATGAGCTGTAGAACATAGTTCTAGTCCATCACCGCCTGTGAAGTTTGAATCAAACGCGTTATTTAAAGTTGCAGCAGCTTTCACTTGCTTTGTGTGAGCCATTGACCTTGCTAATGCTTTTGTGTATCTAGCACCAAGCCTATCATATAGATTATCTTCCATAGCTTCTTCTGTTAAAGCAAAAGCTAAAGAGATAGTTTCCATAGTATATCTTGATGTATATACTTCATTTGCACTGTCAAAAGTTACTCCAGCACCTTCAGATTTTGTTGCAGCATTTCCAAATCCACTCAACATTACTTCTTCTTCAAACGCTCTGTCAGAAGATTCTGTTTCATAAATTTCAGTATGCTCTTGATCATAACGATCATATTCCATGCCGAACAATGCGTTCAGACCAGGTTCTAACTCTTTGACGAGTTGCGCTCTTGATATAGCCATAATCTAACCTCCCTTACGCTAATCCAGCAGACTTCTGTCCAAATATGTGGTTTTGAATCACACAATAAACATTAGTCGCATCTGATGATACATCTGAATTTTCTGGGTCTTGAGAGATATCAATAACTTTTACTGATAAAGTAGCAGTGGTTGCACCATCACTAACATTTAACTCAGCACCAGAAATTCCTGTTGTGGTAGACCCTGAACTTGTATAAACAATGTCAAAGTTACCTAATAAATCTGCTACTGGAAATGCAGCATTACATTGAATTTCAAAGATAACACTTGGGTCATCTATAATGAAAGCCTCAATGTCTGAAGCATTTGTTGAAGCAGGGTAATAATTGGAAAAAGTTTCTTTTCCAGTTGTTGGGTCAGTATATCTGCACCCATTGAATACACCAATAATTGGTACTGTACCTCCATCAGCGTGTACTTCTACACCACCGCCAGTGACTTGGGCAACCATGTCACCTTGAAAGATAGCAGTATCATAATTAGCAGCGATTCTATATCGGCTTTGTCCCCCATGAAAAGCTTGTCCGCCTATCATTTTTACAGGACGCATACCAAAAGCAGCATCTTGATTTGCCATTATTTTCTCCTAATAAGATAAATTAATTATTTTTCCTTTTGCCACCAAAGGCGACTTGGGATTTTCTATCCTTAGATATTGGCATAGCTGGATTTGACTCTTTCATCAAATCTCTGTCTACAGCCTCCATCTGAGTACTCGTTTTTTCCTTAAAATAATCATTTCTTTGATCAACTATTTCTTCTGGAATCCGTGCTAATATAAGACCACCTTGACCAATTACTCCAGCATTCTTGCCTTCATCAATCACAGGGGCATCAAAATCAGGATAATCTTCAGCACGCACTAATTCATAACCTTCCCTTTGCCGCTTATAGATATTCGCTTTATCATCGTAATCCATAACCCGTTCTCTAATCCACCTATGTTTATATCCCACAGGTGCTTCTGGAGCCTCTAATGTAGATGGTGGTGTCCAATGTGCTTTTCTTGCCTGCTTTTCACGAGTTGCAGTTTCTCGGTTTGAACGATCAACCATTTTATTATGCTCCCTTTCTGGTTTCTATTTTCGCTACCTCTTTTGCATATTGCTCTAAAGGTATGCGCATTTTTTTAGCAAAAGCGACTTGACCTGGAGTCAATTCAATTTGCTTTTTCCGCCCATTTGACATGGCTTTGCCATTAGCAGGTGCAACAGTCTGAGCGTTCTTTCTGTTACCCTGAAACTTATGAGGAAATTCTTTTTTCATTCTTGAATCAATTTCCTTGTAATAATCATCTGTTGAAGGGTCAAACCCATCAACAGCAACAATTTGTTCATGTATAGCTTGAGCACCTCTGGTCATAACCATGTCTTGACCAAACCAAGTATTTTTATCAAGCCAACCTTGTAATTTAGGATCTATATCTTGTTTTTTAGTGACTTGCTTTTCTTGGTTGCTTTGTTCCGCATTGCTTTCAGTTCCTTTTGTTTGCTCCGCTCTAGCTTTTTGGATTCTAAGCCTTTCATTTTCAATAGCAAGTTTAGCCATAAGGTCACTTGCGTCAGACATTTTCTCAGCATCTCCAGCATCAAAAGCCTCCTTGTATAATTTTTTTGCTTGTGCGGTTTGTGCTTCTATTCGATTCCCAAACTCGGAAGTGTAGCCATTATTTAATTGCTCAAGTCTTTTAGTTAGTTCTTCATTTTTTACCTTTTGATCTTGAGCAAATTCATAAGCAGCTTGTGCTTCTTCTAGCGCTTGTTTTCTTTTAGCAGTTAATTGATTAATACGCTTTTGAACATTCTCGCTGTAAGTTTCTAATTCTTCACCAGAATCATCTGAGCGAACTTCTGTTCGCTCTTCTTCTAATTCTTCTTTAGGCTTTTCTTCAGCAACTTGTTTTTGATTTTTTTCTTCTTGCTCTTCTATATCAATTACAACATTTTCTTCAGAAGTTTGCTCTTCTTTAATCTTTTCTTGTACTTCATTCATCATGCCCTCCATTATACATAAGAAATATCTGTTGGATCAAGTATTTTCGCAATAATATTGTCGTCATTTATGATTCTCAGCTCTAAATTCTCAACTTTAAACCTATTTCCAGCATATCTGCCCATAAGTACCCATTCTTTTTCAGAACAATACGCTCCATTTGGGAATTTATCAGAATCTTTATAAGCATCTGGACCAAGTTTTACGACATATGCAACAATAGTAGCATGACTTTCTCTTTCACGAGTCTTATCAGGTATAAAAACACCACCTTTAGTTTTTTCAGAAACATAATAAGGTATTACTAATAACCTATAACCAGTTGGTTCTGGCAATCTGTCTAATATAGATTTATCTAATTTAGATGGGTCTTTAGAATTTTCTGTTGTTTCTTCTTTTTCTTGAAATGCTTTATTAATAGCACTTGGTGTAGGATTTATATTTTTTTGTGCCAAAATCCTTTCTGGCACATAAAGATGTTTAGGCATCCTCTATTCCTTTCATCGAGGCTTTTAATTCTTCCTCAACCCAAGTCATGCCTCGTATTTGACCTGTTATGAACCGATAATCTTCCATAGAAATTATCGAACCATCTGCCAAAGATTGGGTTAATTCCTCTTTTCTTTGACGAATGTTCTTATAAATATGCTCAGCTAATTTAATACCATCCATTATTATTCTTCTTCAATAATTGTTTGATCCCTAGGCAATTCTGCTTTTTCACCAACAATAACTTTACACATAGGGCATTGATACACATTTTTCAACTCTGTTTTTGTTAAAGCAATTTTACACCTTTGGCATAAAATTCTCATTTAGTTAAGCCTTTTTGCTTCTCGTATGTCCGTAATCCACCAATTCCCAACATTCCACCCAAAACAGTTAAAAGTGTACCCATATCAAATTCAGGCAATTCTGGCAACTCTGCACCAGCAAATGTTGCACCAAATATAATTAAATCTTTAAGTATAAAATGATATGCAAACGCAATAGCGCAAACCCATCCCACCGCTGGGCGCCAACCACCTTTAAATACAGACCCACTTGCAGCTTCAGCTTTATTTATTTCTAACTGACCAAGCAAAGCCTCTTGAGCGTGTTTTTCGGACATCGTGGCTATTTCGTGGGCCAACTTCGCTTTTTGATCTTTATCTTCTATGAATTTATCTAAAAGTCCAGTTACTGGACCTATTAACGCTTGTAACATCGCTACCTCCTAATATATTTTAGTATTTTTTTCATCTACATACGGAATGAGTTTACACATACATTTATAACTTTCAACCTTTTCTGGTATTGTTACTTTTTGTTCATTTAACCTTTCTGAATAATATAAACAATCATTAAGATTTCTAAAATGAACAGATGCGTTTAAATTTAAATTTAAATAACACATTAACATAAAAGTTGTCATTTTCCCTTTTTAGACTTCAAACATTCTTTTAAAAAACTTAATGATGTGCGAACTTTTGAAGAAAAGTATTCATTAATTTTCTCAAGATAAGATAAAAATTTTATTAACAATTTTTTCATTTTCCATTCTTATTCATAAAAGCTGAAGCACCCATGTAAGCACCAACAATTCCAGCGCCACTAATATAGAAAAGATTACTAATATCTGCGAGAGCTTTGACCCTTTCAATATCAACCACAAACATTGCACCAGTAAAAACAGCCATACCAACCAAACTGGCAGTCGCCATACGCCTTTGTGCTCTTTGTTTACGAAGATCATTTTCTAATTTTTTTATTTCGGCAACATGAGATAGCTCATCATCGCTAACTATTCCGTCACCGTCTTCGTCATATTCTGCATATATAGACTCTTTCTGAAGTTTCTTTTGTGCCATTATTTTAATATCTCATTTAATCCAAAAACTTCCATTAACATAAAGGTGAAAAATAATAAAAGCACTCCACCTGCTATTAGTTTGCCAGAAAAGTTTGTTGAACCTATCCTTATAGCCACAAATTCATTACCTAATATTCGTAATATAAGTTCAAAACTATTTTCACCTATTTTTAAATCTACTGGTTTTTTCTTATCTTCTGTCATTTTTTCATCTGTTGTCTTAAACTATCTAATACATCATCAATACTTGGTTCTGGTGAATTTGGATTGTGCAAACACCTATATTGACGAGGACAGCCAATAAAAGTATCTGTAAATTCCAATTCATAAGTCCTATTTGCACCTTCATATATACAAGCCATTTTACCCTTATATGTTTTTTGCGTCTTTAACCTGCAAGTAGTATATATCTTTTTATCCTTTTTTCTAATTTGTTTTTGTTGCCAAGACCATTTTGGTTGACCTTTGTATTTATATTCTTTCCCCCCAGAATTAAGCGAAGAAGGGTATATAACAAGAAAAAACAAAACAACAACATTAACAACCATAAAATTTTATCCATGTTTATTCTCTTTATACATCCAAGCAAGAAAGAAAATAAATCCCACAATTGTGCAAAATAAAAATGTCCAACCAATATATTCCCATATTTTTCGGATTAATTCTTGCCTATCATAAATTTCTTTCTGCCTACGCTTTCTAATATCGCCCTCCATTTTTAAAACATCGTTCCAGGCGTTAGGCCCATAAGTCATATTTAAAAATGTTTTCATTTCATAGCGTTGTTTTTCCATTTTTTTACGAGCAACAACAGCTTCTATCGCACTAGCCTCAATTTGACTTCCTTTAAATATTCTTTGTAAAGCCGATGGGTTCTGCGTAGTCTTGGCTGCATGATCAATATCACTTGCAGCACCCATCCAGCGTGAAAGGTCTTTTCCCATTGATTCTATATCGCGGCCAACTGCAAATCCAGCCTTCAATGCGCTGAAAGCCTTTGAAGCCGCTGTAATAGCTAGACCAATAGTGGCGGGATCCATTAAAATATTCCTTTAAATTTTTGCGGCTTAGCTATATCAGAAAACCTTTTAATTATGCCGCCATTATTCTTTCTTTGTGGCTTTCTTGCGATTTTTTTTCTTTGGCTTTTCTTCTTTGATTTCCCAGCTTGACTCAATGCTATCGCTATTGATTGCTTCTGAGAATACTTCTCTTTCCTCAACTTGCGTATGTTCTGGCTGATTTTTTTCTGGCTCTTGCCTTTCTTTAATGGCATCTAAAGCTCCTTCCCTTGCAAGTGTTCGTTGTCTTTTTTTCTCTTTTTCAACTGCCCTTACTTTTTCTTGTACTGAACTAGACATAATTTTATCCTTTCATTGCTCTCATTGCGGCTATATCCCTTGTTGTTTGGTCTTTTTGGTTAGCCAATTCTTCTTGTTGATCTAATCTTTGCTGATCTAATAAAACATCATTTCTTTCTTTTTCTTTATCAAGGGTTTGTTTCTTTTCAAATTGATCTGATTTTTGTTGTATCTCTTGACCTCTTAAAGATAATTCTTGCTTTCTAATGGTCACAAGAGGATCTTCTTGCGGTGGTGGTGTCAATGCTTGTGCATATTGCTCTTGTATTTCTGCGGCTATTTCTGCACTTCTTGATGCCATTTGGTCTTGCATTGCTTTCATAGCATTTTGATCTTGTTGCATCATCGCTTGTTGTTCTGGTGGTATATTAGCCATAACTTCTTGTTGAGCTTGTAAATCTGACATCATAGCAATATGTTCTGATATATGACCTTGCAAAGTCATAAGTATCGCTGCATTAGCTTGTGCAACTGGTGTGCTAATCATAGCTAAATGTGCAGTAATATGTGCTTGATGATTTTGTTCTGGAAAAGCATTTAAAGACCCACCCTTTAATGCCTCTTGATTTTCCTTTGCTGGATTCATGGGCATCGGCTGTGGGGGAGGTTGCAACACAGCTTCAATGTTAGTTACACCTAATGCTTCATACATTTTTCTATAGGCTTGGTACATACCATTTGGCCCATGAATTTCTGGATTGCTTTGTGCTAATTGTAGCTGTGTCTGTGCTAATGCAATCCTTTGTGACATTGAAAATATGTTTGGATCTGAAACAGGAAGTATATCTATTCTGTCGTCAAAATCTTGTGATTTAATTTCTGGTGGTGCGCCTGGAACCTGATAAGGGTACACAGGCACATCCATAGCAAATATTCTTGCAAGTAACTTAAACTCAAGCTTTTGTGAATAATGTAACCTTTTATGAATAGCAGACATTACTTTTGTGCCTCTTTCCATAATAGCCATAGTCGTTCCAACTGGTGAATTGCCTTGCATCTCGCCAACCTTCATGTCAGCCATTGATGCAAAACGTCTGCCAGTGTCAATTAAATTACCCAATAAAGAATACAAGGTTTGAGATGGCTCCTTAAATGGTAAAGGCATGATTGCTTGTCTTAAATCACCACTTACCATATCTACATCTCTGAACTCGCCAGGATTTAGCGGAGTTTCATCATCTCTAATCCTTGCACCTCTTGCTTTAAATCCTGCAGGTAAATTTGATAATGTTCCTGCGTCTATAAGTTGTCTAAGTATTGAAGTTGAAGCTCTTGAAAGCCCTCCTATCATATGAGTGAGACCAAACCCATAAAACCCAAGACCAGGCAAGAACTTATAATGCACAAAATAAGGGATCTTCCTACGGAGCGGATCACCTTCATTGAAATTCCGTTTGATTGATAATACTTCACCAGATTTCTCCACTATTGTGACGATATAGGGCATTTTCAATCCAGTTGTTTCACCTTGTGGGTCCAAGTCTTCAAAACCTGGTAAATCTAAATCTGTATGTATCTCATGTAATGTTATTTCTTCATTACTGCTTGTTCCTGAACTTACGCCTTCTATCTCGTTGATTGTATCTTTAACTTCATCATAAGTTTCTCCAGACCCATCTGATGAAGGTAAGTCTATGTCCTTGTAAAACCCTGTTAATTGCAACTTTCTTATCTCATTTTTACCCATGCGTAATAAATGGCAAATTCTAGTAGATGTTTTTAAATCTGTTGCATTGTAAGGAACAATTAAGTCCTCTGCATGAACAAATTTTGAAACAGCTCGTTGCATTGTAGGATCAAAATAAATTTTCTTAAACGATGAACCTACAATCGGAAGATAAAATAACATCTGATCTAATTCAGGATCATATTCTTCCATTTCATAGGTTATCTGATAATTCATGTAATTCTTAACACGCTCTGCTTGTTGAACAAGCTCTGGTGTTTCTGCGCCTACAATGTGTGTCCTTATTGGACCACCAGAAGGCAATAATTCTCTATATGCTTGTGCTTGAAATTGTGTAACACTTTCTGCAAGTAATGGATGCACTATTCCAGAAGCACCCTCAAATGGCTCGGCTCGGTCTTCATAGCTCATGCCAAGTAATTCTAAACCATTTTTGTATTGATCTTCCCAATCATTTCTTGATTGTATGTCTTTTTCTATTTCGCCAGATAAATCAGATGATATAACACCTAAATCATTTTCTTCTATAAACTCTGCTAAATTAGCATCAAAAGGCACGGCTATTGGTGCTTCTACTTGTTGCTGTATCTCGCCAATAATCGCAGAACCATCTTCCAACTCTGTAACGCCTTGTGGCATTTCTGGTTGTGGCAAAGGAACTGCTATACCTTCTGGCAATTCTGGGCTTTCCACCCCATTTATTTTTTCAATAGCCATATTTTATCTAATTTTAAATTTCCCACCTGTCATAGCAGCGCCCATGCCTCTGCAAGTTGATTTACCTTTTTCACTTTTGACAGGACCGCCACCTATATATTTTTTAACCTTGCCACCACCTTCAAGTTTTTGAACTTTACCACCATCTTTAGCTAATTTAGGCATAATAATATTCCTTTCTATTCCAAATATTTCTGGCTTTGTAATGTTAAGTCCAGACTTAGCTGATTTTACTTTACTTGTTTTTGCCATTTTTTTCAATTTTTTTGTCAAAATGGCATCTTTCTTCTTTTGCTTATCAATTGTTTTAATACCAGTTTTACCCGCTTGTATATTGCCAATCATTTTGGCTATACCCTTTAATGGGTCGTCAACTGGACCACCAGCTTTAAAGCCTGGCAATTTCAATTGCTTTATCTTGCCAATATTAATTTGTTTAACTGGAGGTGGTTTAGGATATAATCTATTGTTAGAATCTTTACCTCTTCGGTACAAATCTTCATAAACTTGCTGTTGATCTGCCTGACCACTTGCAAGTCCTACATATTTGCTAAAGTCTCTTCTTCTGGACATTGTTAGTAATACTCCATCTTCTTTCTATAGTTAGGTTCAAACTCTTCATCGTCTGGTGTGGTAATAAAACCACCTTGTCTAAATCTTAGTATAGCCTGTGTCATTGAATCTGCCAAGTCATCATGGTCGCCATGTGGAAAACTTGCACACTCTTCAACAACTTCCTCTGCAAAATTAGCATCGGGTCTATATACCATACCACTTTCAAACACAGGTGCACAAGCGTTCATTCTAGCAAATTTATCTGCACCCTTGCTAGGTGTAAATGGTGTAACGGGTACACCCATTCTTCTAAGTTCCTGTGTAAGTGGTGTTCCACTTGCTTTTTGCTCTATAAGAATCATGTCAGGATCATATGCTTCGCACAATTCCTGTGCTTTAAGTTTAAGTTCTGGGAAATCCCATCTACCTTTTTCAGCATCAAGCAAGATGATAGCATCTGCTTCTCCCTCGACAGGTGTAAATATGCCCCAAGTAGTAATAGCACTATAATCAGAACGCTCATTCTTAGTGAAAGCCGTGTCATACGATTGTATGACATACGAACAGGTAGGTGGTTTAGGAGGACTCCAGACA